AAAGACTTTTGGCGTCTGTACGTCATAATGAAGGTTACCGCAACAAGGTATACCTCGACACATTGGGAAAGAGAACTGTGGGCGTGGGCCACCTCTGTGTTGAAGATTTTTGGGAAGATGACAAAGAATATGAAGAGTCCTTCTTGATGGAGATACTTGAAAAAGATTTAGAAAACGCTATATCAGGTGCAGAAGAGCTACTTGGTGAGTTCACGGTTCATGATCACTGTAAGGAAATATTAGTAGAAATGGTTTTTCAGCTTGGAAAAACAGGTGTCAGTAAGTTTCGCAACATGTTGTCAGCACTTAAAGACGAAACACCACCAAATTACAAAAAGGCCGCGACAGAAATGCTTGATTCACGTTGGGCAAAACAGACTCCAAATCGTGCAAAACGAATGTCAGATATAATGGCTAGCTTAGCGTAAAATGCAATTAGAAAACTATTTTACATACTATAAAAAACAATTAATAGCTAGACAAGAGCAAGTAAAACAGGCTATATTGTCGGGAGTAAAAAATTGGGATGAATATAGATACCTAACAGGTAAACTTCATGCCCTAGAACAAGAACAACAGGAACTCACGGACCTGCTAAATAAAACGGAGCTAGAAGATGATCAAGGAAGCCAAAAAAAGTAAGCTAATATTACCAAAAAATATATGGGATAATAAAAAAGCTGAAAAAGTAAAGGACAAGAAAGAATTAGAGAAAGTTCCACAGCCAACAGGATTTAGAATAGTTTTATTTCCTCTCAAGCTTGAAGAGAAAACCTCTTCGGGAATTATCTTTACTGATGACACAATCGAACAGTCTCAAATAACAACTAACGTGTGTAAGGTTTTAGCAATAGGTCCTGACGCATATGCGGACAAATCAAGATTTCCTAATGGAGCTTGGTGTGAAGAAGGAGATTGGGTCTTAATAACACGATACGCAGGATCTAGAATTAGAATAGAAGGTGGAGAATTGCGTATTATTAACGATGATGAAATAATAGCAAAGGTAGATGATCCTAGAGATATTCTACCCGCTAATATATTTTAGGAGAGAAAATGGAAACCACTCAAACAATAAAAACAGAAGAAGAAAAAATGGTTCCTATTGATACCTCTGGAAACGCTGTCGACGTAGAATTAAAAGACGAAGCGCAAGAAGGTACTAATGTAAAACCAGCACAAGAAACTTCTGAGCCTACTGTTAAAGTAGTAGAAGAAAATAATCAAGAGCAACCAGCACAAGAAACTTCTGAAAGCGAATTAGAAGAATACAGCACTGGTGTTAAAAAAAGAATAGACAAGTTAACAAAAAAAATGCGTGAAGCTGAAAGGCGTGAAGCAGCTGCTATAGAATATGCTAAAAAAGTAAAAGAAGATTTAGACAAAAGTCAATCTACTAGCATTAATCAAAACGAAGCTTACTTAGGTGAAAGAGAAAAGTCATTAGTAACACAAAATGAATTTGCTAAAAGAGCTTTAGAAGCAGCTATTCAAGCTAATGATGTTGAAAAACAAGTAGCTGCTAATCAAGAAATAGCTAGATTAACAATTGAAGCAGAACGATTAAAACTTTCAAAAGTTAAAGCTGCTAATAAAAAAGCTGAACTTGAGTCTGCTCCTAAAGAAAACGTAGAGCAAACAGTTAATCAGACAGCTTCTTCCTTACCAGAAAATAAACCTGATCCTAAAGCAGAAGCTTGGGCACAGAAGAATGAATGGTTTGGAAATGACAACGCAATGACGTATACCGCTTATGATATACATCAGCAATTGGTCAAAGAAGGTGTTGACCCGAGAGAAGATGAATACTATATTGAAATAGATAAACGTATACGAAAAGAATTCCCCCACAAGTTTTCTGATGGTGGGGAAGCCCGACCTAAGCAAAAAGTTGCTTCAGTCGTTCGCAACTCGTCAACTGGACGCCGCACTGTAAGACTCACACCCTCACAGGTAGCTATAGCGAAAAAACTCGGTGTGCCCTTAGAAGAATACGCAAAACACGTGAAGGAGGCGTAACAAATGGAAGATACTAATAATGAAACTATAAAAAAGACCTCACGCAAAGCAGAAACCCGTGAAAAGGGTGCTCGCCCGAGAGGATGGGTTCCTCCGTCCAGCTTAGAAGCACCAGAACCACCAGAGGGATTTCACCATAGATGGGTTCGAGCGGAATTTAGAGGAGAACAGGATGAAAAAAACATCATGGGCCGTCTAAGATCTGGTTACGAATTTGTAATGGCAAAAGAATATCCTAACAGAATGGATTTACCTTCTGTTGCTGATGGTAAATATAAAGGTGTTATTGGAGTTGGTGGATTATTACTGATGAGATGTCCGATTGAGGTAAAAGAAGATAGAGACGCTTACTTCAGGCGCTTAACCGAAGAACAGACAGCTTCAGTTGAAAATGATCTAATGAAAGAAGAGCATCCTAGTATGCCTATCTCTCAAGGTAGGCAGAGTCGAGTAACATTTGGTGGAAAAAAAGACTAATGGTTAGACTTTTTGCCATCAAATACATTGTAAAGGATGATAACATATGGCAAATATAGATGCCCCTTTCGGTCTAAGACCGATCGCTAAAAATGGACAGAATCCGAATAACGGTGGACAAACTCAATACGACGTGGGCGCTTCACAATCTACAGCAATCTTCACAGGGGATCCGGTTAAATATAAAAATGACGGAACTGTAGAAGTTGCAACAGCGAGTGACGCACTACTAGGCGTATTTATGGGTGGGTTCTACACTGATCCAACAACTAGCAAACCAACTTGGACTCCTTACATACCTGCTAGCTTAGCAACAACTGATGCAAAAGCTTTTGTATGTGACGATCCACAACAAACATTCATTGCACAACAAGATAGCGTAGGTGCTAATCTTGTAGCAGCGGATTTAAACACAAATGCCAACTTAGTATTTGGAGCCGGTAACACAACTACTGGTATTTCAGGTGTTGAGATTGACTCAAGCACTAGTGCTACTACTGCGACTCATCAAGTAAGATTAATTGATTTTTATGACACACCAGATAATGACGCAACAGCGAATAATTCTGTTTTAGTAATTAAAATTAATAATCATTCTATGATGGCTCACACTGGTACAGTAGGCGTATAGGAAGGGAAATAGACAATGGCAATAAATAGAAGTCAATTAGCCAAAGAGCTAGAACCAGGCCTGAACGCCCTCTTTGGCCTCGAGTATGCTCGTTACGAAAACGAAGCAGCCGAGATATTCAGTCAAGAATCTAGTGACAGAGCTTTTGAAGAAGAAGTAATGTTAGTAGGTTTTGGTGAAGCAGCAGTTAAAACAGAAGGTGCAGCAGTTCAATTTGATACTGCTAAAGAATCTTTCACTGCAAGATATACTCATGAGACAATTGCACTAGCATTTGCTCTTACTGAGGAAGCAGTAGAAGATAACCTTTATGATACTTTATCAGCTCGTTATACCAAAGCTTTAGCTAGATCTATGGCATACACTAAGCAAGTTAAAGGTGCTAATGTATTAAACACAGCTTTCACTACAACAGGTGGTGATGGTGTGTCTTTAGTAAATACTGCTCACCCTACAACTCTAGGTGGTAACTTCTCAAATAGAAGTGCTACTGATGCTGATATTAGTGAAACATCATTAGAACAAGGTATGATTGATGTTGCAGGATTTATCGACGAAAGAGGAATGAAAGTTGCAATGAATGGTAGGAAGTTAATTATTCCTGTAAACATTCAGTTTGTAACTGATAGAATTTTAAATTCTACTCTTAGAGTTGGTACTGCTGACAATGATATCAATGCTATGAGAAACATGGGTATGTTACCTGAAGGTTACACAGTTAATCATTATTTAACAGACACTGATGCATGGTTCTTAAAGACTGATTGTCCTAACGGATTTAAACACTTCACAAGAGCAGCTCTTGCTACAGGTATGGAAGGTGACTTCGATACAGGTAACATGAGATACAAAGCTCGTGAGAGATATAGCTACGGTTATTCTGATCCACGTTGTGTTTATGGTTCTCAAGGATCATAAGTCAAACATACTATTAAATTTAAAAGGGCGCTTTACGGCGCCCTTTTTTTTATCTATAATTGAGAAAGTAAACCCAAGACTATTAATTTAGACAACAAATAAAGGAGGTTGACATGGGAACAACTAGATTTTCTGGACCGATTAAAGCAGGTAATATTCCTGATACATATCAAGATTCAGATGGAAACACTATTACACAAAACGTAGGTTTTGTAGTAATGGGACAATCAGCAGTAATTGATATTATTGGCGCTGATGCAACTACAACTGTTGCTCAGATTCCAGCTAATTCACAAATTGTTGATGTTATTTTAAATGTAACAACAGTAGCAAACGACTCAGGAACTGCAGTGGTTAACGTAGGCACAGCAGCTGATCCAAATGCATTTTTAAGTGGAGTAAGTGTAGAAGCATTAGCTACTACTCATGGAACATTAGATACAGAAGCAACTGACGTAGGTTCTTCAGACATATCTGTGATTGCTTCATATGATGGTCAAAATGGTGACGGCACAACTGGTGCTGCAACTGTAACTGTTCTTTATTTACAAAATAATAACTTATCATAATATAAACTTAGGCGTAGTGTAATAACTACGCCTTTTACAAGGAGATAAAATGGCAGATACAGTAACAGGACCCACTATCCTACAACAAAACGACAACAGAGTTACAGTCAAACTTGTCGTTGAGTCTGATGGTACCGGCGGTACTACTGTTATGGGCGATGTGTCAGCATTAGCTGCAAATACTTTAGGTCAAGCTGTTGCAAGAATTTCAATTCAACAACTATGGTTTAGTTGTTCTGAAGGAGATGGTGGTAACGCTTTTGCTCGTCTTGAATATGAAGACAGTGATGGAGACATACCTATAATTACATTGGTAAGTAGTGGTAATTTTGACTTTAGATCGTTTGGTGGAATACCAGCAAACACAAGTTCTAACTCAAATCAAAATGACATTCACGTAGTAATTCCAAGTACAGCAGATTCTGGTAACACATTTAGCATAATAGCAGAATTTCAAAAAATATATTAGGATGGCTGATAAACAACCGCCTAGAAGTAAAAAATATTACCGCTCTACTAAAAGTGGAGCGGGAATGACTTCAGCTGGTGTAAAAAGATACAGAAGTGAAAATCCTGGTTCCAAATTAAAAACAGCAGTTACAGGTAAAGTTAAAAAAGGTAGTAAAGCTGCAAAAAGAAGAAAATCCTATTGCGCAAGAAGTGCAGGACAAATGAAAAAGTTTCCAAAAGCCGCTAAAGATCCAAATTCTAGATTAAGACAAGCAAGAAAAA